ATCTGAGTCTGCGAATATCTTGAATGTATATGTAAACGTAGTTGTTGTACTATCACCACTATAACTATTCTTAACTGTAGTTGAGGATATTGTCATAAAGTTCCTTTATTATATTTTATTGTTCATGTCTATAGGGGTTTTAAAAAATAACTTTGACCACGATTCTCTTCATGCTTTGATTTCATTCTTTCAAAGAAACCTGGATCTAAAAATTCTTTAACATTATAACCAATAAGATAGTCATAAACCCACCTAGTGTACCACATATTTATTATTGGTGCATTACCTTCTACTAACTCAAGTAATTTTTTACCCATTTTTTCTGGTTCTTTTGGATTAAAAATTAAATCAAGAATTTTTGATGCGTCAGAAGCTGTTGGTCCAGCAAGAGTTTCAAAGAAATTACTTCCATATTGATTTTGTATTTGACCAAGTATAAAATCTCCATAAATACTTAAACTACCACTTTGTGCTATAGCTTCTAAAATAGTTGATCCTTTAGATGGATCTCTTGGAGATCTTCCTCTTAACATATCCTTTATTGACATAGCTATATATCCAGAGATTGTACCTGCTACTAGTAAAGCTGACAATCCTGCTACTTCAGCATATTTAGTATCGTCTGGACCATATCCTTTTAATTCTCTTTGAATAATATTTTTCCAAATAGTAACACCGAATGATTTAAACTGTCCAATAAACCTTATACCTTCTCCAGCTGCCGTTCCTTTTTCTAATCCTTGATTCATAAAAGCTCTAACAGCTGCATCTGGTTCTGGTGATGCTTTTATTGATTGATCTATTAAAACATTTCTCCATGTAATTTCTAAATCTCTTTTAAAATTTCTTATTTCTCTTTCACTAATATTTTTTCCAACATATTTTTTTATAACTTCATCAGATAATTCATTTACACCTTCTGCTGTTAAATATCTTTTACTTTCAACATCTAATGTTTTTATTGATCTTAATAAATTCCATTTACCATCATCAATGCCATAAAGTTTTAAAAGATTTCTTTCTCTAACATTTAAAGATCCAAATGCTGTATCTGCTAGCATTCCATAATGACGAGATAATCCAAGAGCCATTGAAGATTTTAAATTAGAAACCCATCTATTTAAACCAATCCATTTAAAAAAAGAATTTTCAATTTTACCAAATTTTCCAAATGAATCAGTTTGAGAATATGCATTTGTACTAGTATTTATTAAACTGTTATTTGTAATACCAATTACTTCCATTGCCTGTTTATCTTGTGTTTTAAATAAAGCATTTAAAGATTCATAAACTCCTGTTAATAAACCTCTTCCTTGAAAATTTGTGGCACTCATATAAAAAGCTAAATCTGAAATAGAAGAAATTGGAGTAAATCCAAGTTTTCCAATTCTTTGAAAACCTCTTATAACCATTCCAATTTTTGCTGCAGTTTGACTTCCTATTAAATTTACACTTCCATCTAATTCAGCAAGTTGATTTCTAAAATTTGAAACATTTAAATCTCTTATGTATTGTGGATTTGTATCTTTGTATTTTTTTCTTAATAAAGATAATAATTTTTCTAATCCATTTTCAGGGTTAGTTCCTAAAAATTCAATTAAAGGAATATGTCTAGCAGAATTTTCTAAAACAGATAAAACACTTTCTTTTAAAGAAGGTTCTCCAAACGTAATGTCATACTCATGTCTAGCAACTGCATCTTTAAAGTGTAATACTCTTGATGCATTTAAACGATTGGCTACATTTTTAGTTCCATAAATACTAATTGCTCCACCATGTTTAAGATGATCTCCAGATAAAAGTGAATTATATACATCACTTAATATTTCATTAATTTTTACTGAATCTGTTATTCCAGGAAATGTTCTTTTTATATCAAGTCTTTCTCTAATATATTCTACCCAAGCATTTCTATTTTCTTCAACAAGTCTAGATTTCTTACTTGCGTTAGCCATTTTTTCTGGATTGTGAACTGTTCTTGTTATCCAATCATTTAACTTTTGAATATTAGCTCCAAGATCATTTAATGTTAATCTTAATTCTTCCTGTGAATTCTTTAAAACATTAGCGATTGCTTTAGCTTCTTTAATTCCAGTATTAACGCCAAGCATTTCTTTTTTAATTTCTAAGTCAATTTTTCCTGAACTAAAATCTTCCCAACTATTTTTTGATATGTTTTTAATTGCATTATATAACTTTGTTCTTTCACGTTCTGATATTGCTTTTTGTCTTGAACCTATTGAATCTCTTGTTATATTTGAAAACTCTTGTATTCCAACTAACATAGCCTCAACACCTTTTACTGGATCAATTTTTCCTCCAGAAGTTTCAATAGCATCTACTATTTTTTGATACCTATCTAAAACACGAATGTTTTGTTCTGCTAAGTTTTTTTTATTTAGAGCTTGTTGGTATTCAAAATTATCGTAAACTTCTTTTTCTAATAATTTTTTAGTTTGCTCTTCTCCATTTCTAAACTTATCTTCATTAATCTTAATTTTAATCTCATCTAAAAATTCATTAATTTTTTCATCAGACAAAGAATTGCCTGATAATCTTTTCATTTCTTGAAAACATTTATCAAAAGTTTTTATGCTAGGTTTTTTAGCCACTGATGCTCCTTATTACACAATTAATTCCAGCGTTAAGAGAATCTTTTATAGTTGGTTTATTATTTAATGTATTATCAATTTCTTTAATTATTCTATCATCTTCTGAAAATCTTTCTAATAAAAATTCATCTTTAATATTTAATTGTTTTTGTTGTAATTTAGTTCTTTGAACTATATTTTCTGCTTCAATAATAAGATCATTAGTTTCTTTTTCTCTTAAAACTATATTTGATTCAGGAGAAAGTGTGTTTGATTGAACAGCAGCAGAATCTACTTTTCTCTGTTCAATAGATAAATCATTCTTTTCTTTCTTAACTTCAAATATCTCTCTTTCTGTTTTTTGTAAATTTCTGATATTTTGTAAATAAATTTTTGCAGAATTATAATCTTCTTTATCAACTGATTGTTTATATAATGTTTTAAATTCATCTATTTGATTTACTATTGTATTTAATTGTTCATCACCAATTTTTGTTTTATTAGTTATAACGTCAGCAGTATCAATAGCTTCTCCTTTTAATATTTTACCAACTGAATATCTTAATAAATCCTGTTGATTTTCAGGAGAGATAGCGGCAAGTCTTTGGTAGATATTTGGTTTGCCAGTTTTTGCTGCAACTATATCTCCAATTTTACCAAATCCAACATGAAGAGTAGAACCCATAATACCACCAAAAGCTACATTGAAAAAAGCATCATATTTATCATAATCAGCTTGTTCTGATCTTGCAACTCCATAAACAATAGGTTCAACACCAGCATTACCAACAAATCCTTCTACAAATCCTCTTTGTAATCTAGCTACGTTTTTTCCTGATCTTGCAACCATGTTTGCAAATCTAGCTTCACCAACAATAGGAACAAAAGCTGCACCTATATTTATTGGATCTAAAAAATTTGTAGCCATGCTAGCAAGAAAAAAAGTACCATAAGTATTTTGTGGTCCACGAGCTATAATGCTAGATCTTTCTTGTTCAATTTGTTTTCTATTAACTAAATAATTAACAACACCTTCTCTAGTATCTTGTTCAAAGTATAATCCCATACCAGCATATTCTTTATTTAATTCATCTTTGTTTAAATAAACACTACTTTCCATATATGCAGATTCTTGATCTGCTAATCTAAATAAAGAAGATGTTGGATTAAAATCCCAAGAACTAGCTATGTTTGCTTTTTGAGCTTCAAAATAACCTGTCTTGACATTACCAAGTGCAGATCCAATTTCTTCTTTAGTAGTTTCAAACTGTTCAAGACTAAGAGGGATCATTAAGGAGATACGTTGTAATTTTGAGTATTAAATATATTAATTGGTAATCCAGTTACAGGTTCAATCATATCTGTGCTTTTAATATTTTTATTTTTGTTAAGCACATCAGCAAATAAAAATTCTATTTTTTCTCCTTTTGCATTTACAATAGGAATTGTTCCATTTGCTAAATCTACA